CCTTTCAACCCTGAACTAAACTTTCAGGTTGCCCAGGCATACGATAAAGAGAAGCAAACAGCGAGCGCAGTATCGTTCTATCTAAGAACGGCTGAGTACGGCAAAGATTCACACCCTAGCCTTGTTTATGTGTCACTTCTCAAGCTTGCTAAATGCTTTGAAGAGCAGAACGACAGACTGCATACAGTTTCTAATTGCATCCTTCAAGCGGTCAGCTATTTGCCTTATCGCCCTGAAGCGTACTTTTGGATGGCTAGATTTCACGAACGCCAACAAAATTGGCAAGAGTGTTACACATGGGCGCGTATGGGTGGCAATCAAGCCATAAACACACCGCTTCCTGATGATGTTGATTATCACGGGACATATTGTTTGATGTTTGAGCGGGCCGTATCTGCCTGGTGGATTGGTCGCAAAGACGAATCCGTTAGCACATTTCAGCGATTGCTTGAGATGGATATAGCGCCTGAATACCGCCAAGCGGTTGAAGATAATCTTGCTCGTATTATTTGACATAGGTGCTAATAGAGGCGATGCCACAGTTGCCGGTCTAAACCTCGGCTACAAAGTAATTGCCATAGAGCCTTCACGAATGTACCGGGAGCTAATCAAGAACTTTATCTACAACCCAAATGTCATACCGCTGAAATACGCCGTATCTGACAAAGACTATGACCGCGTAGAGTTTTACGAAGCAGCCGAAGATGGGCTAAGCACCCTCAATAAAGACTGGCTGACGGCAGACACAATGCCATACGCAGGTAAAGAGTTTTGGACTACGCAAGCTACAACTATTACGCTAGATACCCTGGCTAATAAATACAGCGAGCCTGACCTCATCAAGATAGATGTTGAAGGCGCTGAGTGGTCAGTATTCAAAGGCATGACCCGCAAGATGGGCGTAATCGCCTTTGAGTGGACATACGCCACGATTGCTGAACATAGCAAGCAATTAGATTACCTAGCCTTACTTGGCTACACAGAGTTTTCAATTCGGTTCATTGAGAATCATCTTCAATTTCCACCTGACGATGATTGGCTGCCGATTGATTTTGCAGATTCACTACAAGGACAAATTGATGCTCGCGCCCGCGCGTGGGAATCGCATGGATGGAAAGTGGCAAACCTACGCCCAACTGCTGATGTTGGAATGTTGTGGGTTCGATAACATAAGGAGAAACTATGGGTCTGCTTGACCGTATCGCTGCGCGAGTAGCGGCAGAGATTACTAAAGCCCCAACACTCCCAACTGGTTCAGTTGCGATGACAGAAACACAGATGCGTAACCAAGCTATTAACCAAAACTCAGGTTATGGCACACAGGTTCCACTTCCACGCGATTCTAATATCGCCAATGTGCCGTTCTCTCCTGGCGTTCCTTTAGTACCAGGTGCGATTAACCCTCTTGGTGAAAGAGGCCGCCCTGACCCACGCCGTTATGAATTTCTTGTTGCTCAGAACATCAACATCACCGAAACACGCCTTGTTCCTTTCAAGACACTTCGCGCTGCTGCTGACCAAATTGACATCATTCGCCGTTGCGTAGAAGTCCTCAAGGCTAAGGTTGCTGCTCTTGATTGGGATATTGTTATTTCAGATTCAGCAAGCGAAAAGATTATCTCTGAATCAGGTGGCAATCACCTACAAGCTATGGATGCTGCTCGTGAAAAGTTTGCTCCTGAGATTGACCGCCTTACAGACTTTTGGAAGATGCCTGATGTTCAAGAAGGTTTGACATTTCCTGATTGGATTAAACTCTGCCTAGAGGAAGTTCTTGTTCTTGATGCGTGGGCGCTATGGCCTCAAAAGACTGTTGGTGGAGATTTACTAGGCTTTAAGGTGCTAGATGGTTCAACTATCAAGCCACTTATTAACGACCTAGGATTCCGCCCAACACCTGAAGAAGGCCCTGCTTATCAACAGATTCTTTACGGCTTCCCTCGTACAGAATTTGGCATTACAGATGATTCACCTGAAGCAGATGGTGAGTTTACATCCGACCAACTGATTTACAACATAATGAACCGCCGTACATGGACTGTGTACGGATACTCACCTGTTGAGCGTTGCCTCATGGTTGCAGATATTTACTTGCGCCGTCAGCAATGGATTCGCGCTGAATACACCGATGGTGTTGTTCCTGAGATGATTTTTGAAACCGATGCAACCTTTGGTAACAACCCTGAGTTGCTTCGCGCATACGAGAACATCCTTAACGATGACCTTGCTGGACAAACAGAACAACGCAAGCGCGCTCGCATTATGCCAGCAGGACTCAAGGCAGTTCAACTCACAGGCTATGGCGAGAAGTTCAGCGATGTTTTTGACCATTACCTAGTTACCTCTATTTGCGGTCACTTTGGCGTATTGCCAACAGAGATTGGATTTAGTCAAAAGGGTGGACTTGGTTCAAGCGGTCATCAATCGGGTGAAGCAGAGGCAGGTCAGCAACTAGGACTAGAGCCACTACAAAACTGGCTTGCTAAGATTATTACAAACCTTTCTTACTCATACCTTGCTATGCCTCGTGAGCTTGAATTTAAGTTTATGCCAGCAACTCGCATGGACACAGAACAACAAGCAAACCGTGACGATGTAGAAGTTCGCAATGGCGGAATGACTCTTAATGAGCATCGCGCTGAAAACGGACAACCACTTATTGACTCACCTGAAGCAGATATGCCAATGCTTGTTGCCGGACAATCTGTTTATCTCTTTACTCCTGAAGGAGTAGTTGCTGCGGGTACTTCACTAGATGCTAATGGTGTTCAAGATAACGAACCATCAGCTATCGAAGCGCCAAAGCCTGAAGTTCCTGACACACCTGAGCGAACAGAAGTTAAAAAGTTTATGCGCTTTGTTAATCGTGGAACGCCTATGCGCCCATTTAACTTTGAACATCTTGACCACGCCTACGCTGAGGTTCTCAATAAGTTTATTGAGGAAAAAGACCTTGACGGAGCGCGTTGGTACGCTGAACGCTATTTAGGATTGTAATGCTATGGCAAGCGAGCGGGGCGAAAGTTCGCATAGCCGCTAAACACGCAGACAAGATTCGTAAAGGCTTTCAGAAGGCATTTAACGCAGATGACATTGTTGAGAAATGGTTTCACTCTCATATCGGAGCTTCATCAACGACAACACAGCAAGCCCGCGATTGGGCTTTAGCAAGTATTACGCCTAACAAGAAATACCTTTTAGATGCCCTTAAACCTCTTTATGCCGATGGTTGGGTATTAGGCACAGTAGCCGCTCAAGAAGCTCTTAGAGGGGTTCAAAAGGCTCCTGATGTAGGCGTTGTTGATTGGAATACTTGGAAGCCAGGTAATCAAGCGGCAGCAGAACTTATTAAACCTTCAGGCGGGCTACAAACTTTGTTAGACCGCAGAGGGATAGTCATTGATGGCATTTCTAACACCAAGTTAGACCGTATCGGTACTGTTCTTGGCAGGGCGCTTGCAGATGGAATAACACCACGCCAAGTATCTATCATGGTTGACAGAGTAATCAACGACCCTCAACAAGCTTTGGTAATTGCTCAGACCGAAATGAGTCGAGCAGTATCAGTCGCAGCTCGTAACGACTACATCAACTCAGGCGTTGAGCAAGTTGAATGGTTAGTAGCCGTTGGTTGCGAAGATTGCCAAATGAACGCTGATGCTTCACCGCTAGGCATAGATGAGGTATTTCCATCAGGAGATACAGAGCCTCCCGCTCACCCAAATTGTATGTGCGACCTTGCACCTTATGTAGTAGATACATCAAACCTCTAGGAGAAACAAATGGCACTAGTCCAAACAAATAACACCGTAGGAACAACAGCACAAAGCGTGTTTATTGTTCCAATAGGTAATCGCCAAAATATCCCTGTTTACATTGATAACTTGGATACTGCTGCCATTTGGATTGGCGATGCTGGGATTACAACATCAGGAGCAACGCAAGGTTTCAAACTTGCCGCAGGTGCAAGCCGTCAGTTGTGGTGTAACTCAGGTGACAACATTTACGCAATTTCAGCCGCAGGTACAGGCGCGGGTCTAGTAGTAGTAACAGCATCGGTCTAAGGAGATAAATATGGACTTTACAACCTCATACGCCGCCATCATCAAAGCAGACAAGCAAGAAGATGGCTCACTTATGGTGTACGGCAAGGCAACAGATGACAGTATTGATATGGACAATCAAATTTGCGATGCAACTTGGTTGGATTCAGCAATGCCACAATGGTTTAAGACCGGTGGCAATATCCGTGAACAACATTCAAACATAGCGGCAGGAGTGGCTAAGGAATATGAAGCGAAAACTGATGGTCATTATATTACTGCTCATGTTGTTGACCCCGTTTCTGTTAAAAAGGTGGAAGCAGGAGTTCTTAAAGGCTTCTCAATAGGAATTAAAGCCCCTCGCGTAGTACGCGACACCAAGGCCGCTAATGGTCGTATCGTTGACGGTCAAATCATTGAAGTCAGCCTGGTGGACAGACCCGCTAACCCAAACGCAAAGCTCATCATGGCTAAGAGCGTTGAGGGCGAGTCATCACTTGTTCAAGTTGAAGAATTACATGAATACTCAGCACCACTTCCAAGTGAGATTGCTAAGGCAGCAAAGCCACGCAAGAACATTGTAGAAACAATCAAGGCAGTTAAGCCTGATACCGCAAAGTTTAATCAAATTGCTTTCGATAATGCTCGCGCTGCCGTTGCTCAACTTATCCAAGTTGAAGCACAAGAAATGGCAACAGGCGCAGACGAAACATATTCCCTCGGACAACTCGTAGAGGTGGCAAATCACCTTATGGCTTGGTATGCAGGGGAACAACAAGAGGGAGAAACTATGTCAGAACCAATCGAAATGTCAGTTGAGGCTGACACGGTTAAAGAGCCTGATACAACCGCAGGGTGCGATTGTGCTGGCTGTGTTAAATGTAAGACTAATGGTGGATGCGATTCTAAAATGTGTAAAGGTTGCACAAAGAGTTTGCACATGGCTGCCGAAAAGTCTGAAACAGTTAAAGAGCCTGACACAACCGCAGGGTGCGATTGTGCTGGCTGTAAGTCATGCAAAGAATCAGGCGGATGCGATTCTAAAATGTGTTCTGCACATAAAGATTCATACATGGCTGCCGAAAAGTCTGAAACAGTTGACAAGTGCCTAGATTGTGGTTGCCACAAGCCATCAGAAACACATGGTCGCACCGATGTATCAACTGCTCAAATCGTTACACCTGAACAGGGTGCTGGCTCAGAGAAGTCTGCTGATGCCGATGCAACTGTTGAAGAGGTTGTAGCTGAGGAAAAGACAGAAGAAGTTGCTGTTGAAGCAACTGAAGAAGTTTCTGCTGATGATTCAGCAGAGAAAACCCTGCTTAGTGATGACACAGTAAATGCCATCATTGAAAAGGCCGTGTCAATGGTTACGGAATCTGTGAAAGCAGAAGTTGGGCTTGCTAAGGCTGCATTAGAGGCAGCAGAGAGCAAGGCAGCTTCGCTTGAAACCGAACTCGCACAGGCTAAATCAGCAGCGATTGGAAATGGGCCTAAGCGTTCATCCATCGCAGCAGGTAAAACCCAAACTGACAATCTGCTTGTAAAGGCTGCCGAATTTAATGCTAAGGCTGCTCGCACAACAGACTCCGTACTCGCTAAGGGCTACCGCGAAATCGCTAACGATTTAATCGCTAAAGCCTCACAAAGCGAATAATAAAGAAAAGGAAACCAAACATGGCTCAACTGCCTAAAGCAGCAGACCTGTTTGCCGATGCTACTGATGCAAAGTCATCAGCAGTTCGCATGGAAGAATATGTAGAAGTTCTAGGAAAGTCACTTTCCGCTTCTACAAACACACCAGGCGTATCTGCTCCGGTTGATGCAACAGCACAACTTGAAGCACTCGCAGCAAACAAGTCAATCTCACCTGATGCTCTTGGAGCATTGAACAGCGCCCTTGCTGCTCAGCGCCAAGCACAGGCTGACATCGTTAAGGATATTTCCCTAACATCTCCATTGTCATCATCTTTCGCAGCCTTCGACCTAGAAGCACCTGCAAAGCTCTTGACACCACGCCCAACACCACTTCGCAACAAGATTGCTCGTAAAAAGGGTGTCGGTACTTCTCACCGCGTAAAGCGCGTACTTGGTTACACAGGTACAGGTACAGGTGGAGTCGGTAACCTATGGCCAGGAATCACAGAAACATCAACAGCTACTTTCGGTTCAATCGCTTACGAGCGTGGCCCAAAGATTTCTTATGCTGCTGACGATTTGATTCTTCCATACAACACCTACTCACTATCTGACAGCGTTTCATTTGATGCTAACTTCTCAGGCCTTGGATTCCAAGACCTTCGCCAGTTGTCATCAACATCAACACTTTATGCAACAATGTTGATGGAAGAGCGCATGCTTCTTATGGCTCGCGGAACCGCATCAGGATACTCAGGAACACTATCTGCTCCTACAGTAACCGCAACTGCTGCAAACGCTTCAGGTACACAAGTTGGACTTGCTGCTTCAACACAGTTCTTCATCTATGTAACTTCTGATGCTGGTTCATTTGGTGAGTCTGTTGTTTCAACAGTTCAATCTCCAACAACCTCTTCAGGTTCACAGGTAATCACAATCACCGTTGGTGCTGTTACAGGCGCTCTTGGTTACAAGGTATATGTTGGAACAACAACAGGTGCAACAAACGCTAAGTATGTTGGCCGTTTCACAGGATTGACAGCAACACTTCAGGGTGCTGCTTCAACCAACACAACAAACAATAACCTTGTTTACTCAACATCAGGAGCAGTTGCTCCTTCTGCTGATTCATCTGCTTATGCAACAGGATATGATGGAATTATTCCTACACTTCTTGGTTCTGCTGGTGGATACAACAACGCAGTTAATGGTCAATTCTCAACCTCTAACCCAGGTGCGGAATATCAGACTGTGTTCTACAACCTCTACAACAATGTTAAGGCTGACCCTGATGAGATTCTCATTAACGGTTCAGACCGCAAGCAACTCTCTGATGCAATCAAGAATGGCTCAACTGCAAACTACCGTTTGAACTTGACCCAAACTGATGCAGGAGATTATGTTGGTGGAGCTACTATTGGTGGTCTATACAACGAAGTAACAGGCAAGTTAGTGGACATCACAGTTCACCCTTGGTTGCCACAAGGTGTATCACCAGTTCTTTCTTACACCCTTCCAATTCCTGACACAGAGGTCAGCGATTGTTGGGCAGTTTACAATGTACAGGATTACATGGGTA